CAGGAACAGTATCAGGATTCTTTGGAGGTATACCGGACTTAGCCACAGGTGCCGGAGCTTTCTTATCCAATAGACTGTTTAATACAGATTTGCAAGGTACTAATTTAAAAGGAAGAATTGAAGACTTCTATTATGGTCAGAAAGAAACTGTCAATGAATTAGAAGCTCTAGTAAAAAAATATAATAGCGGAGCAGGTTTAACCGAGGAAGAAAAAGCTCGGCTAATGTCAATCAGTAGATTTAATTTAAGACTTAATAAATTTACTGGAACACCGCAACAAAGAGAAGTAGCTACTGATATTATGAACATTCAGGACCTGCTCAGTCAAGGAATAGAAAATCCTATTGTACCGACCACTGGTGATCCGATTTTAGATGCAGCTAAATTATTCGGACCAAGTCTTGCAGAAAACACTGTTAGTGTTGACGAATTTATGGGTAGAGTAATACCATTAACTGAGTTACCCGCGCCTGGAATCCAGAGAGATGTACAGGCAAGATTTGAAGGCATGAGACAAAATATGATTGAGCCTTTAGTACAAAGCAAAATCCCTGCTCTGTCACAAGCCATGGACGGTGCTGGTACTGGTGCACCTATTGTAGTTCCTGTTCCAATTCCTATGGATGCAGGAAAGGGTCCTGGTCCAGTAGTCTCTCAAGGTACAGTAGGCGGTAGCCTATCTGCTGGAGAAACCATTCATCTGAACCAAGACCCTGCTACCATTATCGGTGGGGTGCCACGTCAACAGAGTGGAGGTGGCGGAGGCTGGTAATTAGTCTTCGTTGGCCAGCTTAGAGAAGTACGACATAGTATCGTCGTCGTCATCCGTAGAGCTCATAGAGACTGGTTCAACAGTTTTCATAGGTGCAGACTCAGCAGTAACTGACAAGTCTTCCATCTGTTGAGGCGTAAAAGTATCATCATTACCCAGTACCGTATCGAGCCGTGCCTTCAACTCGTCGTATGACTTGAAGGTAGATGGATCAGTGAACTCCTGGAGAGAGTGGCACTGTGCATAGATACGTTCCATCTCTTCATCGTCTGCCAGTGCACTAGGTGCGGCAAACTCTGACCGATCGTAGTTACGCCAACCATCCTGCTTACGAATCTTAATCTTGAAGTCAGCACCTTCCCATAGATCAAACGGGTTAATAGGTTGCTCATCTTCATACTCAGGCTGCATAGCTGCCATGAGCTTATCAAAGATACGCTTACCGAACTGATAGAGGAAAACCTTACCCTCATTCTCTGGATTCTTGCTATCAGAGATAACATAGATGTTAGAGACATAGTGCAGGCGACGCTTCTGGTCACGTGCTGTCTGCTTATCTTCATCACGTCCGGTATTCCAGAGCTTAGAGTTAAGTTCACCTACTGGGTCTTTCTGACCAATAGTGGTAAGAGATTTCTCAATGTACCACATACCAGTCGTCTTGCCCTGAAATCCATGATCCCAGTAACGAACCCATGGAAGTTCCTCACCTTCAGGTGCAGGAAGGAATCGAACAACAGCATAGCCATTTTCTGCTGCATCAACGGTTGGCTTCCAGAATCGTGGATCTGGACCAGTACGCTGTTCGGAGGATTCGTTGAGAGAAGCTGCTGCATTGACGAGTTTGTCGATAGAAGAGCTACGGGATTTCTTAAGAGCTGCGAGTGTCATATGTATATTCCTTGTATAGACTGAAGTATTAAAGTGTGTATTATACTGTATTGTTCGTTGTATGTAAACTACTTTTTTGTATGATCTGTGCTATGAACTGGACATTTTTCTAATTCCTTTTGCTTCTGTTTAATCTTTATTTTTTTCTGGTACAAGCCATGGCTGCGATTCGGACTATCGGTCATTACTGACAAATCTAATGATGTTATTTTAAGATATTCATTTTCGCTAACTAAGTGATTTTTTAGAAATACTTTTTTCTCGGTCATAGGGTGAAGAATCACTAGAGGGTCCAACGGGTTTATTTCAATCGTGCTGTTTACAGTTTTAGATGTTATCATCCAACTAATATTTGCTGTATTTTGATTGTAAAAATCTAATACCGCAGGAAGTAAATGCATGTTACTTAAAATATTGTGATCATGCCAGGTAGGCTGTGACCATACAAATTTAATATCCTTATTACATCTAAAAGCCCATGGGGTATTAATCTTTAAATTTTCTTTCGTATTATCACTGAAATTAGAATACTGGGATTTATTATGATTACTTAATCCTGGTCCATGACTATTGAAAAAATAATCGTAATATATTGACCCGTCTTCATTCGGAAGAATATCAATCTTTAAAGAAAACCAAGAAGGAATTACAATCCCTGTTTTATAAAAGTCTGTCAGTCCTAAGCACGATCTGATAGTACTATGATTATTCATTATTAGAGGAGTTTTCTTAAACCACTCTGGATAAAAATTTTTACCATAGTTGATCTTACCCAGCTCATATGCCATAGGATCGCTAGTAAAACAATCTAAGACAATTTTAGATTTCTTGAACTTAAACAGCATTATCTAGTCCTTAGGAAAAGTGATTGACCCTTCCTCTACTTCCATGGGTTCAAGATTAGGATGAACGGTGATAAAACCGTCATCTTCGATATTATTCTTCTTCCAGAGCTGGGGTGCTTTGATTTGGGCAGACACACTCTCCGATTCCGGGTAAGGTACCTTCTGATAGCTCCCCTTCATTGGCATCCACTTCCACGGCATCAGGCTGCTCCTCTTCAATAACTGGTTCTTCCATGACAACGGGCTCTTCCTCACTCTCCAGTACGGGTGATTCTGGTGCATCTACCGTCTCCTCTTGCTTAAACCTATCAAGGAAGTTATCCTTGTAGATATAGCTACATGCTCCGATGCCTAGGATAACCAGGACAAAGGGGATGTACATTCCAATTAAACGTAACATAAAATTTCTCAATCTTTTCATAATGGCAACTTGTTAATTTGTTCTAGGAAATTAAGATCGCGAGCCTCAGCTTCGATCTTATCCCTAATCGATGTGTTAATTAAATTTGGTATTCGATCCGCTTCTATCTCATGCTCTGACATGAGGTCAATAACTGCCTCCATGTACGGTACATCCTTCATATAGATGTACTCCTCCACCATGTCACAGAAGCGTTTTCGACTTAGGATTTTGTACTCAATATCCATTATTTTTCTCGTAGAGAAACTCTTGATACGCTTCATTGCCAGATAGAATGTCATCGATATTGTGGCTATGAGCATAGTCCATATCAAAAGCAGCGAGCTTATCCAAACGCTTCTTCTTACGGAACTGTGTATCGTAGTGCTTCTTACGTAGCTTATTTTTAAGTGAGGCCATAGTATATACTCCTTATGTTAGAAGGATAGTTTATCACAGGTAAAAGGGTTTGTAAACCCTTATTTTGAAATATAGACTAAATGATTATCGATGTGATAGCTCAGAGCTGGACGCTCCTGAATGATTTCTTCTATCATCTTAAGATATAATCCATTCTCTTCTTCGTGAAGAGATGGCTCATACGTAATTTTAGAATGGTCTAGGTTTCTGTCAATAAAGTCCAGGAGAGAAGATTTAATAGTTCCGTAGAATAAATTCAAATCCGAAATTTCTTCCCAATCGATGGTTTCACTGTAGTATCTATTATTCTCTTTTTGATCTTCAAAAGTATACATGATCCAATTGGAATTCCAAATTTCCGGATCAATACTATCTTGTTCTATTTTATATATAAAAGTATTTTCTGGGTTATTCCCCTTCCAAGAATACCTCCAGCCATTTTTTCCGGAGGAAAGTTTTACGTCTCCTAAAAACTTTGTTTCATAAAATTCATTAAACATTAAACTCGTCCTTGCTAAAGATAATTGTATTGGAATCAAGTTCTTCTGTAATGTAAATCATATCTACAGTGTTTCCGAATCCGTCACTATCATAAGAGCAAATAATTTTTGAAATTTTATCTACAGTAGCAATATATTCTGCTTTATTTTTTAGACATTCTTTCAACTGGGACTTAAGAGAAGATACCCCTTGAATGTCAATCGGAGAATATTCATCTGGGGTAGGCAAACCAACTTCAAAAATATCGGATTCTGTATAAGAAGAATCGTTTACATCAGTAACTTCTGTTATACCTTTAGCATCAAGCTCTTCTTTAGTAATAGGATGAATGATAGTTTTAGGTACAATTCTTGTAACCTTAAAGTCTTCCGGAGAGAAGCTATCGTTTACTGAGGATACAATTCTGGAATGTAAAAAGGTATTCGCAGAATCTAGAGTATCAAAATCTTTT